ATTAGCAACATGAATTCTTTTAGTAAGATGCTCCATGTAGCGTCTGGGCTAACCCCCCAGATTAGTTCGTGTGTAATGCACATCAGTACATGCCTCGCTTCAGTAGGCCGCTCCTTTTATGGAGCTTGTGAACAAGTTGATACTTATATTGTACCCTGCTTGCTTCCCATCCGATCTGTAGGTCGGATGATAACTCTTCCTGTCTGGTTTTTTCCTCCGTGGATTAGCAAATACTTTGCCACTGTGCTTAGTTTTGCTCCTGGACGGGAGTTGGGAGTACTTGGTGTAGTTCCTTTCGCATTTGCTAACCTTTTAGTAACTTTGGGTTATAGTGGATACGTTGGGATTCCTGTCATCGAAGATCCCCTCAATGCCATAGTTATCTCGACATTGTGTGAAGAGATTTGCCGAGAATTTTGTTTCTTTTATGGACATTTCATGCACTATGTAGAGTGCAAGTGGGTGGATCCTGGGCATTTGTTCCTTGACCACTTTCAGTCCTTTACTTTTAGGATGTTATGGCATATGGGTAACAATGCCCTAGCCATTTACTTTCCTGCAAATTTTTACCTAGGAGCAGCCATGCGTATTTTTAACTGTGGCTATTTTGCTTATTATTGGGCAGGACGCGATTATGACAACGCATTCTATTACACATTTTGTGTCGCTGTACATGCGGGAGTTTTGGCCTTCCGCCATTTTGTTGCTCCACCTGTCATACCACCAAAACTCGTTCCCCAAGGAGGACTTTTTGAAAAGGAAGTAGAAGAAGAAAAATCTTCCTCTCCAATTTGTGTGGTTTCGAGTAATGGAGTTGTAGGAGTAACTGGTATGGAGGCTTTTCCCAATTGCCTTCTAGCGCCAGATGAACTCCAACGGGTGATTTTGAATGGGGCAGCAGGTGTTAGCACTGACCCCCCACCTGAAAAGCCTATTAAGGCTACTGTCAGCACGGTGGTTAAGTCTGCCTTGTATGACACTAAAAGTCTTGTTGACACAATTTTGAAAAAGACCTTTCGCACCCCATATGCACGTATGTTGCGGGGAGCTAAATTAATGTCCCAGGGGGACGTTTATGATATGGTCAAGAAATTTTTGGTATGTATAGTAGACCTCTTTTTGTCATTGACTGATTCTGTAACTTATAAGCCTTTTGTTATGGCTTTGTGGCGCACTGTAAAGGAACTCTTTCCTCATCAATTACGCTCCGCTTATTCTTATTTGAGTAATATTACGGATTTCAAGGAGAAATTCCTGGATCCCATTTTTGCTATTCAGACTCAAGGTTTTGGAGAAAGTTTTGGAAATTTCATCGAAAAGCTAAAAGAGGCGAGAGATGGCACTGTTGACTTCACTGAGTCTTTTTTCTATAGTCGTCTTATGTGCCTGCTCTCAGCAATTTTGTCTTCTGCCACCGCGTATGGCTTTGGAGTTTCTGACAAGATTAAGCTCTTTATGCCACGAGGTATCAATATTGCCACCAGGGTTTCTATCCCTGACATCTGTTTCATTCTGGCAAGTACCATCATTGATATCCTTGATGTTGGATACCAGTATTTTATGGACGGAGTGCACTTAACAAAAGCGCATAGTGGGCGAACTTACGCCAAATGGTATGCTGAAATCGTTAAACTTGCTGGTGAAGAGCAACGTATTGACACTTCTCATGGTGTCACCCGTGACGAGTATTTAAGGAGGCTTACCGAAGCTTTCGTTTTTGCTGAAGAAATGGGTGAACTCATAACAGAGGAAAAGATGACTAAGAAGGACATTGAGACCTACCGTGTTGCCAGGAAGGACCTGGACCGACTGTATAACAAACATGTCGTGTACGGTAGTAGCGGTACTCGCCTTCAGCCGTTTTGTGCAGTGCTTTATGGTCAGCCAGGAGTAGGCAAGACTTCCCTGACTAGGAAGATCTACCAACTGTACGAGGCCTCCACAGAGTGTGGGACTCCCTTTTGCGAAGACACCACATACGTCGTTTCTGCCAAGTCCAAGTACTGGGATGGGTTCACCCGCTCTAAGAGGTACATTACCTTAGATGATGTGGGTGCTATTAGAATCCAGGGTGGATTGGTCAGTGAAGATCTCAGTACCTTCATTGATTTAGTCAACAATGTCAAATTCACCCCTGACCAGGCAGCCCTTCCAGACAAGGGTGTTCACGATGCCATTCCACATATAGTTGTGATGACTACCAACACAGAAACCTTCGGCATTACCACCGCTTTTACTGCAGTTAGTGCGGTCGTGCGTCGTTTGTCGGTACACATCAAGATTGCTGTCAAGAGGGAGTTCTCAGTCGTTGAATTTGGTCAAAACACGGGCAGGCTTGACGGGGCCAAGTTGGCAGCAGCCAAGCTCTTGAATCCTAAGGTGGATCCGTGGCATCTACAGGTTAGGGTTCCCGTGCTTCAGCGCACTAATGGCAAGGAGAAGCTCGATTGTCCATTCGAGTTCAAGGTCCTTTGTCAGGGGTCCTTCGAGGAAATTCGGCGCCCATTAGCTCGTCTCATGGCTGAGCATTATTCAGGGCAAATTCGTTTTCAGGACGCTATGCGCTCAGAGGCGAAGAATCCTTATCTTAAATGTGGATGCTTTGCTGACGACGGCTGCGAATGTGCTGTTGTTGTTCAAGGTGGGACTTACGTCTCCTCCATGTCGGACTCTCTGTACCTTCTCATGTCCTTTTGTTTTCTAACATATGTTTGCGCTTGTTTAAGTCCCATTCTTGAGGCTGCACGGGTCTTCTTAGTTAAGAGCACTGTCACTGTTGAAAAAGCCCAGCTAATGATGCAGGACGTTGAGGACCTAGGAAAACAGGTTGAGGAGCGTATTCTTAGCAAGTGTACACCCTTCTTCCGTCATGCAAGATATGTTGCAATGGGTGCAGGCCTTTTCGCTGGAGTGAAAGTTTTGCAGATGCTTATGCGTCCTATGTTGGAAGTGCAAGGCAGCACCTTTTCCCGAGTGAAGGCCCCGCCTAGTCAGCCAGACCCATACTGGGAACAGAAGGCCCCAAAGCTTGAGCTTACGCACCAATCAAGGACTTGCTCCTATGAAACCATGTCAGACAGGGTTAGGAGGAACAATGTGTTTGTCTTTAAGCTATATGCTGAAGAGGCAACTCCCACCAACCCCATGCATAATGTCATAAAACTGGCAGCTACATGCATAGGAGGTCAGGACTTCATCTTTCCGAATCACTCCCTCATTGACATTGAGCACAAGTATCCTGACACCAAGTTTATTAGGACTGTCGTGATTTCAGGCCCTGTCTCTCCCAAGTTCTCTTTTAACTTTGAGATTGGGAAGAGGGTTGTGATTAAAGACCTTGCCTTTGTTCGTATATTGGATATGATACCCCGAAAGGACATCACCAGATTCTTACTTCCAGCTCCTTTACCATTCAAGGCCCAACATTTTGGGGCTATGATTGAGTCCGCTGGTATCACTCCAACAACAATCCATGTACAACAGCCCGTGACCACTTATAATGTTCCCCATCTTGGGGAAATGATCATACCTCTCCCTGTTTTCCATGGTGTGTCCAAGATGGGAGCTTGTGGAGTCCCACTCGTTATTAAGGCCGGATCGGGCTTTGCCATTGTGGGCTTCCATGTGGCAGGTTCTACTACTGGTCCTGATTTTGGGATTGCTCAGCATCTCGTTCAGGATGATGCAAAGCGCGCGCAGGCAAGCCTTGACACACTTTATGGTTACCCTACTGTGAATTGTGAGGAACTTCCTGACCTGACGTGTTATAACACCACTACAAAGTTTTTGCCAGAGATTCATTCTAAGAACTCTGCACATTTTGTGGAGATACAATCTGCTGACATTTATGGTGAATTGGATTTGCCAGTAAACCGCGCCAAAACAGACGTGCGTTCCTCTATGATACGACCTGATGTGGAAGAGTTCTTGGGACCTTGCGACTTTGTTGCTCCTCTATTTAAGAGTGGGTGGTGGAAGAATGATGATGAGGGCAACGAACCTCATTATGTGAATCCCATGCAAACTGCCTTAAGAGCTATTTCGGATGCCAATGTGCTTTTGGATCCCTCCTTGGTTGCTGCTGCTCGGATTGAGTACCTTACACGTGTTTTATTCAGCATTGCCGAGGATGAGGTTCCAGCACTTAGGCCACTGAGCGATTATCAGGCCATTAATGGGGTGCCTGGTAAGAAGTTTATTCGTTCCATCAATAAAAATGCAGGGGGTGGGTTCGGTATGTTCACCAAGAAGTCTAAGTATTTGGTTCCTGAGCCAACTGAGGACAGTCCGGATGGAGTCACCTGGACACCAAAAATTTGGGCTCACATTAAGGCCCTCGAGGACAGGTATCTTTGTGGTACTGTGCAACCCATCTTCCAGGCCCATCTCAAGAACGAGCCCCGAGTTGTTAAACCCGAGACAGGGCTTCCCAAGCCCGCGAGAGTCTTTACTGGTACTCCAGCAGCTTTTTCCCATTTGGTGAGGAAATACTTTCTCCCAATTGTGGACCTTATGCAACGGTATAACTTGGCCTTTGAGTGTGCTGTAGGAGTAGATGCAAACAGTGCTGATTGGGGCAGTCTGCGCGATTTCATAGTATTTCACGGAAATGATCGACTCGTGGCTGGTGACTATGCTAAATATGACAAGAGTCTTCCAGGAAGACTATTGTTGTGTGCTTTTAGTATCCTCATTGAAATAGCCGAGGTCAGTGGAAATTATTCCCCTGAAGAGTTGCGCATTATGTGGAATATCGCGTATGATAGTTCCTTTCCCACTGTGTACTTGGAGAGAGTTGTCTACCGTTTTTATGGTTCTCTACCATCCGGTCATCCCCTGACTGTGATTATCAACTCCATCTGCAATTCATTGTTAGTGCGGATCGGTTTTGGGATGTGTGGATTTGAGATTGACGATTTCTCTAATTTAGTGTCTTTTCTGTCCTATGGTGATGACAACATTTATTCTACTAAGGTGGATTTTACCCATGCAAAATTGAAAGAGGCTTTGGGGCAGTGTGGATTGTCTTATACTCTAGCTGATAAAACAAATAGAGCAGTAGACTTCCAAAGTTTAAGTGAATGTGACTTTTTGAAGCGTGCCTTTATTGAGCGCGAAGGGAGAGTTTTTGCCCCATTGAGTAAAGACTCCATTATCCGGTGTCTGAGTCTTACTTATGATTCAAGTTTGAGCGAACTTGAGCAGACAAGGGAAACCCTCATAACTATGTTGCGAGAAATGTACCAATATGGTGAGGAAGAGTACGTCTCTTTCCGGAATTTTGCCCAGACTGTATGTGCCAAATATGGCGTTATACATTCATTTTTGACCTATCCGGAGATGGACGAACTGATGAAGGAGAAATACGAGGAAACTCGAGTTGCTCCTTTTTCATGCTATTAAGCATGACAAGGCGACAGCCTTATGGTTGCGAGTACCGTGAACTCGTGTAGAAACAAGCGGACCCCATGTCTCGGGTTAGAATAGAGATCGTTTTCCTTTGGCTACGTACATTGGATAAATGTATTTTGTTTACGTAGGAGCTAGTTTTTGTAGAGGCAGCTTGACCTCTGGTCTATATCATGCTCAGAATGATCACTAGACCTTAAAAGCTAATATGTGTTATGGCTAATATTGAACAAACACAGATGCGCACTAATGAGTGCGACCAAAAGCAAACAGTCGGCTTTCTCGATTTTACAGACGAGATAATGACTGGAACGGCGAGCGTGAGGGAAGCTACCGTGGGACAAAGCGATTACGCTTCTGATTCTTTGAAAGATTTCTTTGCTCGGCCAGTGCGCTTGACAGATTATGAAGTTACTGAAGGGAATGATTTCCAGACCACTTTTAATCCTTGGAACTCTTGGGCAAATAATACTCAGGTGAGGAAAAAGCTGGATAATTTCAACCAATTTCGGGGAGACCTTAAATTGAAGTTTGTGGTTAATGGGAGTCCTTTCCACTATGGGAAGTTCTTAGTCTCCTATCGGCCCCTTGCCTCCCATAGTGATATAACAGAAATTGCAGTTACCAATTCCAACTCAAGTCTGTTCATTCAGGGGGCTATGGCGCGATCACAACGGCCCCATATTATGTTGGATCCTAGTACAGATCAAGGGGGCTGTTTGTGTCTCCCGTTCTTATGGCCCACAAATTTTATTCGTGTTCCTGACCAACAAGATTGGGTAGATTTGGGCCAAATCGATATTATTTCGATGGTTGACCTTAGAGTAGCGAGTGCTGCTGCCGCAGGGTCCACTATTACCATTTCTATTTTTGCTTACGCCGAGAATGTTGACTTAGGTATACCAACCTATAGTTTGGCTGTACAGGGTGGGCAAGATGAATATGAGGATAGTGAAGCACCCATATCTGGTCCAGCTTCCACTATTTCCAAGGCAGCTAATATCTTATCTAAGATACCAATTATTAGGCCTTTTGCGTTGGCTTCTAAAATGGTGGCTGATACTGTTGGAGGTATAGCGGCTCTATTTGGATATAGTAAACCAGCCTCTATTGTTGAATCTGCCCCTATGGCGCGGGACCCTACTGGAAACGTGATGCACACTGTGGGTCAAGATTTGACTCATAAGCTAACCTTTGATCCAAAGCAGGAGGTGTCTATTGATCCACGTGTAGTAGGTTTGCCTCCCAAAGATGAGATGTCAATTTTGTCCATAGCCCAAAGGGAGGGCTATTTGTCTTACTTTGAATGGGCCTCCACTGCTGCTCCCGGTTCTAACTTGTGGAGGGCAAATGTGAACCCTTCTCTAGGACACCATATTGTGAGCACTGGACAATATTCTTTTGCATCTACTCCTGTGGGTTTTGCGTCTCTACCTTTCCGTTATTGGTCCGGTTCCCTGATCTATAGATTTGAGGTTATGGCCTCACGCTACCATAAGGGAAGGATTAAAATTTCCTGGGATCCTGATAATTTATTGAATTCTGTTACAGAGGCAAATGTAAATGTCAATTTTGTTAAGATTCTGGATCTTGAGGAAACACGCAACTATGAAGTCGCTGTGCGATGGGGTAAGGCTGAACCATATGCCCAGGTCCCGTTGTCTCAGAAGGGAATCCACAATACTGATCCCATCTACGGACAACCTGTACCTTCGGCGGGTGCGAACTTGGACTATGTCAATGGGTTTATTGGGCTTACAGTCTTTAATAGGCTCGTGTCCCCCGACACCTCAAAGGGAATTAGAGTCAATGTCTATGTGAGGGCTGGTGAGGACTTTGAATTGCAAGATCCCCATGATGCAGGTTTTCAGACAATTTCCTACTTTCCCTATGTAGCACCTGTTACCCCACAAGGCGGTGTTTTTGAGGCAGAACCCCTAGTTGTTCCACAAGGAGCAGAACTCACCAATGAGGCTGCTGAAGAGAACATGGATAGTCCCAATAGCGACACGATGATGGGTGGTGAAACGAACGTTATGGGAGATAAAAACCGTGTATTCTTTGGTGAGAGAATTGTTTCTTTTAGGAACCTAGTTAAGCGCTACAACCTTCATTCGGTACTGTGGTTCGGTTCTGCAGCAAGTTTTACTGCACAGGGTCAAACGGCATTAGATATGTATAAGCGGAGTGACTTCCCTGAGTATTTTGGGAATGATCCTAATGCTCTACATCAGATGAATGTGGGTAGTGCAAAGGCTCCCTTTAACTTCTGTCGCACAACTCTCCTTAATTACCTCACACCTGCTTATGTATGTAGGCGCGGAGGTATGAGAGCTATGTACAAGCCATTTTTGCAACCTGCCGGCTCCTCTGCTGGAAATGGGTATACCTGGATCCAAGTTTTCCGTCAAAATTCGGATGATAGAGCCCAGGATTTGCGACTTCCCGTAGCAATTGGTACTACTATCAATTTTAATGAGAGTCCAATCCAGGCTTTTTCTAATAACTTGGGAACATATTTCCAGGGAACCCGACCAACAGAAATAACTCAACAGTCAGTAGTTAAAGCTGAATTTCCTTATTATGTGCCTGCTAGATTTTTTGCAGCTCAGGATCTGGATCTAGTTGAGCTCGCTGGTACCTTGCGAATGACCTATCCCCGAAGATCGTGTCACGAAGTTCATGCCTCTGTAGCACGGGCAGTAACAGCAGGGACTGGTACTGAACATAATCACCGTAAGGCTTCCCTTGAGAGATGGGTAGCAGCTGCTGATGATTTTTCATTGCACTACTTCCAAAATGCTCCTCTCTACTATGTCTACGATGTGACATCCCC